GTTGTCGTTTTTGAAAAAGACTACGAAGAAGAATCGGTTTTCCTATACAGTTGATGTTCACACACTTGAAGCGTATGAGTCACCTGTTGATGATTTGGTTTGCGTTAATGTTCCGAAGTTCAACTGTCAGAACATTGTTCATCACTTGGCAGACGAGGATATTGAGCGCACTCAGAGTTTCAATGCTCAGCTAACAAGCTGGACACCAGAGAATGATGGGTATGTCGTTGAGACAAGCTCAGGTATCGCTCGTTTGGGAAGACCTATATCTGCTATTGATCCCGATGGCAAGGAGTTTAGGTCACATAACACTGTTGAGTATGATATTCCTACTGAGAATGGCCAGTGTGGTGCATTGCTTACCCGCATTGACGCGTCACGCCGGTCTAAGGTTGTTGGTCTCCATGCAGCTGGTAATTCTACTGGCACGCGTGGATATGGCATTCTGATCAAGAAGGGTTTCATTCAACGTTGCTTTGCTCATTTTGAGACCCCTGTGGTTCAGTACGCAGCAACATCTGATATGGATACTCATTTCAAGTTTGTCACGGCACCTAAAGTGGAGTATGAAGACTTACAGTGTGTTGGCAGCGCTACACCTGTGTCCACAACGTATAAATCTGAGATTTGTAAGTCTCCATTGTATGGGGAAATTGCAGATCCACCAAACAAGCGTCCCGCGATGTTGAACCCATTCATGAAAGATGGCAAGTTGTTCGATCCCGTGTGTGAAGCTTTGAAGGAATATTCGCGTGGTGGACGTTTGTGCAATCAGGAGGTTTTCAACGCCTCAACAAGTGCCTACATTCATGAGCTCACTCTTGAGACTGTCAAGCCCCTTGGTGGGCTTCTTTCTTTTGAGGAGTCCGTGACTGGGTCTAAGGACAAGGCACCGTGGCTCAAACCAATCAATCGTGGAACTGCATCTGGTTCTCCAAGTCGGTTCAATCCCGATGTTGGAACTAAGAAGCGTGAAGCCTTTGGCTATGACGAGACTTATACCTTTGATACCCCTGGAGCACTTCACATTCGTGAACAATTTGACCAAGCTCATGATGCTCTCAAGAAAGGTCCAATTCCGATGGTTTTTGTCGCTTTTCCTAAAGATGAACTTAGGCCGTTGGAGAAGGTCCATCAGGGTAAAACTCGTGTTGTCTTTTCCTGTGATGTCGTCAACACACTGCTGATTAGGAAGTATTTTGGAACGTTTG